TTAAAACGCTTAACCATGGCAGCAGGACAAACACCAAATTCTCGCGCAAGATCGATAATGCTGAGATTTTCATTAATGTATCGATCCCGGATGTTGTCTGGTAAATGAAATTTCTTCCGATCAATTAATTGATTGCCTTCCATAGGAGTTCGAAATTGAACTCCTTGTTCAAGTAATCGTTTTCTAACAGTTGGGGGGGATACATTATGTCGATTGGCGATCTGTTTAATTGATAATTTTTCATCCAGATATTCGGATGCTTTGATATCGAGTGGAAGTCGTGAAGATGTAAGCTTTATTGCGGCTGAATGTGAACGCTTCTCTATTCCATATTTCTGACACCAATTGGTAATCGTGACATTCGACACACCATAGATTTTACTGATCGCAACAAAATTCATTTGTTGATTTACATATAGATCATAGAGTTCTGATTTTGGTGGCATGGATGATCAAATATACACGAATCCAAATTTGTCAAGCGACAATTCTAAAATGGATGCGGTGACTGCTCGAACACAATCTCCCACTTCGCCCTTGTCATAGAAAAATTCTTGATCAATTTTATGCATAAAAAAATACTCCCGCGAAATGGATCACGGGAGTATTTATTACAGGTTGTAAATGGGTCCTCTTACATCAGGTTCACAATAAGTGTACGACGATAGTACAAATTTGAATCCTTCACCAATGCACCCAGACCTTGAGTCAGACCTTGTGAAAACGGGTTCGCGACCATGCCATAGCGGGTCTTGAAACCAATCTTCGGAGCGAATGAATCCTGATCAACCGCACGGACCATCTGGAGCGGCACGTATGGGCAATAGAACAGACCCGCATCAAAGGCCGATGAGCCCTTGTAACCGACCGTGGCATAGTTACCACCGGCCGAATAGGGATCGATATAGACCTTGATCCGACCATTGAGGACACCAGCGAAGGTATTGCCGGTATCATCAACCTGAAGGTTGTTCGAATTCAGGTTTGGAGTGTAGGAGAGAACACCGGCCATGTTCATTGCCGATGCAACATCGGATGAACAGATCATGATGTTGCCCTTGCCGCGACGGGTATCCTTCGCGATTTGGTTACATTCACGCTCAAGCTGGAACATCAAACCCTTGAACTTCTCGACTGACCAACGGCCATTCGAGTCAGTATCAAGATCGAAGATACCGGCAGTTGTGGTATCAACCTGTGAACCCGGAATCGCCGTGACATTGATCGTGCGGAGAACTTCGCGGTTAATCTCCGCAAGAATTTCCGTAGACAGGATGTTTGACAGTTCTGTCTCAGCATCCAGACCATGAACAGCCTTGAGATCCTGTGCCAGTTCCATCGTGTACTCAGCCTTCAGAGCACGAGACTTTGCAGTCACCGTGACCTTCTCGATGGTGAATGCCATCTGAGCAAAGGCAACGTTCGATGTGGTACCAAGGGCTTCCGCCTGCGCGGTAGACATGGCCGAACCGAAGTTGTAGAGGCCGGTGGAGGCAAGGTTCGAAGTCTGTGTGGTATTGCCCGGGAGCGAACCCACATGCTTCTGACCAAGGGTATTGGCACCGGAAACAACGGTTGAGAAGTCGGTGGCAACTTCATTGTAGAAGGTCTCCGAACCGGTCTGGTTGCTCTGACGGGAACGCAGGGCAAAGATGAGGCCGGTTGGACCGGTCATCGGCTGCACACCGCAGATGTCATAGGCAATCAGGTTCGGCATGGCGCGACGAACCAGAGAAATCAGGATCGGATCGAAGATATCGATGCCGCCCGTGCCCTGTGTCGAAGACGATCCACCCATGAAGTTGACGGCAATCGGGCTTTCGATCAGGTACTGCTGAGCGCCAATACCGGCTGACTCAGACAGAGCACGTTCTGTATTCTCCAGAACTTGAGCGATTGAAGCCCGGCGATGGGGGTCCTTAATCGCAGGAAGATCGGCGTGGTCGAGAACTTCCTTCCACTTGTTAAACAGTTCCTCATTCAACATTTTAATTTAGCTCCCCCTTGGGCTTTTGTTCTTGTTTATATTTATCGTAAGGCGCTTTTTAGCGTCCATTTGCAGTACGGCTGATCACATCAACATAGCGAGCAACGCGAGGATCGGTCTTTCGTTCGACCGAACCATCATCGTCAATATCGCCAGTAATTGTAACTTCGGTTTCTTCCTTGATGATGCCAGTCTTGGGGGCCTTCTTCTGGACACCCTTAAAATTGGCCTCTTTGATGATCGTCAGCTTCTGCTTAAGGGCATCCACATCGCCATCAAATTCCACAGTCTCAACCAATGTCTTCAACTTATCGGTATCGGTCAGCGATAGACCCTCCGATACTTCGATGAAGGCAGACTGAGCCAGCATTTCGTTGATCTTTTCATCCTTCTCAAGGGAGGCTTCTACCGTCACATTCAGCTTCTCTTGAAGTTCAAGAACCTGCTCTGATAGAGCATCAAGCACATCAACCTTATCCTCCGGGAAGAACACATAATGATCCTCACAGAGTTGCTTGAAACCGGTCATGAAATCTTCGAACAGTTCAACCTTTAGGGCACTCTCAATAGCCACTTCATTCTCGGTGACGAATTCCTGCGCAGCATAATCCAGATACTGATCAACCTTCTCGGTCAGATCCTTATGGATTTCCTCGATAGCCTCAGCAAGTTGAGTGTCATACTCTTCCTGAACCCGGGTAACTTCCATTACGAGACGGGCATTAAGGGCCGCTTCGAATAGGGTCAGGGTCTTATCCAGAAGATCTTCATCAATCTTTTCGCCGCTAAACACAGCGGCCAGATCTTCCTTGGTCACCGGCACATAGGGGAATGGGGCCATTGAGTTGGCACCGGTTGCAGAAGGCTTCATGTTGAGGGAGGACTTATTCTGCTCTGAAGTGTCCTTGCCGGTCGATGAATATTTTGAGGAGGTTTCGATGGATGAGCGGAACCACTTTGTCAGTTCATCATTGCCCATCTTGGCCATGGCCGACACGGTATTTGTCATCATATCAAGACGCGATGGCGAACCATGTGTCTTGATTGAATCAGAAGCCGCTGTTTCATCAATGGCATCCTCATCATCGAGATCCACCTCTGGTACATCCGCAGAAGGTGTATCGATCTCATCATCGAGGGCCTGTTCAACGATCTTCTTCTTCATCCGGTTTCCTCTCCCCATTAGGAATCTACTTCTATTTATGCTTGATTAATTCTTACTGAGCAATTTCAAGGCTTTTGCGAACATCTTGACCTTGTTTTCCTGCAATTGTCGTAATGACATCTTGTTCATTTCTTCTTTGAGTGGTTCGAATTGGGCCTGCACCCATTCTCCTGTTTTGGGATCAAGTGACCATTCAACCCCCTCCATGACTGCGGTCATCCAGCAGTCTGGTCCACTAGGATTCAAAACAATATCGGCCCCAACCATGAGGCGGAAATCATCCTGAACCACATGAGCGCCAAGATTCTTGTCTTCTTTGAGAGAACCCAGACCGCGCGAGGACACACCAATAGATCCACCCACTTCGATCATTCCCCGAACGATCTTACCATTACCTTCATTAAGAATCCGGGCTTTACCGACCCAGTTATTGTGGTCCTTATGAAGTTCCGTGATCAAATGACTGATTTTATCAGAATTTAATCCGGGTGAGGACGGATGTCCGAGTTCACCGTAAGAAGATTTGCGCTCGACATGCTCTTTGACATAGCGAACGGCTTCGCGATCAAGTAATGGCGGAGGATATATTCTACCATTACGATTCTTAATTCCGCCTTGGAGAAAGATACCTGAAACTGTCAAATGTTTTCCATCATTGACAGTCTCTTCAAGAAACTGAATGTCTTGTGCAAGTTCAGTCAGCAACTTCATGATTCTCCCCCATGCCTTTTCGAATAGACCCCCGACAGTTTCTTATGCAGTGATGAAACCTTCTGTAGTGGCTCTACAAACTGCTTCAGAAGTCCTGCCATCTCATGCTCACCACGAGACTTATGATGTTTGGATAAAGCTGATGCTTCTTGAGCAGCCCTATTGTGCACCTTGCACTGATCATCATGATGTTTGGAAAGCTGAGCCAAACGGGATTTATCGGCTACGATCTTGGGCTTTGCATCTGCCTCTTGTATTTTGATTTTGCCATTGGCTAAATCAGCGGCCAAGGAGTCAAAAGACCCCTTCATTTTGTCCATTAAAGCGAACCACCCACATAAAGTTTCGTGCATTCGAATAACAGCGATGAATTTGCATCGCCCACAACAACGTTAATTTGTGCAGCCGGAAATTCGGTCAGAGCAACTCCCATTGACTTAAGATCCCACATACCAGAACCATTGAGTGTTAGAATGGTATTGGCTCCGCGTGAAATCTTGATGTTGCTGGAGGTTGACCAGATAAGTTTGGTCAGTGTTGCACCAACAACAGGATCAACAGTACCATTCGCAGTCGAGATATCTGAACCAACAGTTGAATTGGCCGCAACGTTAATAGCGGCATTTGCTCCATTTACTCGAATGAAAGCCCGGCCTCCAGAATTATGCGAGAAGATAATGTTCTGACCGGCCATTACTTAGGTTCCTTTGTGATCGCAGCCATGGCTTTGTGACCAGCGCTGCTCATATGAGGAGCCTTCTTTTCCCAATAGCGCTTCTTGGCTGTAGTGTGCTGGAGACCAGCAGCCTTGTAATGAGCCATAGCAGCATCAGCATGTTCATTCGCTGCATATGCATGATGACGCAATTCCGTCTGGGTATGTGCAGCAAATTGTTTGCTGACACTTCCTGAGATAGTAGGTCCAGCATCAATGCCTTTCTTCTTCAGATCATTGTGGGCTGCACCAGAAATGCGGTGATGCTCTGCTGTATGGAAGCGATGATGTTCCATATGTTCATCACCGGATGCCAAATGTGCAGCCTTCAATTCCGGATGCACCTCATCAAGTTGTTCTGCATAGGAAGTGATATTCTCAATCATTTCCAGCATGGCATCGATCACATCATCCTCAAGATCTTCCTTGCGGAGAGCATGTGCAAGCCGCTTGTAAACATCCTTTTGCTTCTGGGTATGTCCAGCTTCATTTAGATCTTCTTTGACATCCTTTTTCTTCAGCTTGTCGCGAACCTTCTTAGCTGTCTTCCAACGATCAGGTTGGTTCTGAGCCTTCTTGATGTATGAAGAAAGGGTGCCACGTGACAATTCTTCCAATTCAACTTCTTCCGTTGCCGGTACCTTGGCTGGTTTACGTTTATTGTTCAATTTCTTGTCGGCTAAGGCCACTCCAGCATATCGATTATCTACCTTCTTGATCGGAAGTTTGCGATGACCCCGAGCATCTGATGCTTTACTGATGTAATTTGTCAGCTTTTTTGCTGAAATTTCATCAATTGAAACCGTATCTTCTGATTGCTCTTCATCTTCCTCAGCAACCTTGTCTACAGCCTTGAAGATGCCCTTTTGGCGACGCTTTGATTTAGCACCATACTTATCCATGGTATCATAATCGCCCAATGATCCAAATTTAGCTTGTGTATAAGCTGCGCTATGTATCTCGGCAGCGGCCTTTTTGACGTAGGATTTCAGGACTTTCTTTGAAATTTCATCAAGCTGTTCTTCTTCCTTGACAACAAAACCCTTCTTTTTTGAATGGGCTACTGCATCCTTAGCCGTTGCATATACGCCAGTGCCATGCATCTTATGACCTTTGTTGCCAGCTTCTACATGAATCCAACCACCAATTTTACGTGGAGTCCAGCCAAGCTTCTTGGCATTATTGTGATCAGTAACTTCGCCCTCTGCCATTTCATTTTCATTCTTGACAGTATAAGAAGACAGTGTAGTCACTGTCTTCTGATCAGTTGGACTTGGATTACCCTTGATGGTGCCATAGGCCTTCTCAGACGAGTCAGCATCATAACCAAAACGATGCACACCCCGAGCAAAGGGACGTGTCTTTACGACAAACGCATTATCCTTGCCATCAGTCGCTGGAGACTTATCGGTGGTTTTCTTTACAGTATGCTGAGCCACAAACGCCTTTTCATCCTTGGGTTTTGGCTCATACAGTTCATGAAACTTCTTCATTAGCTTGGCACCTTTCCCCAACCAGATTTGGCACGCAACGCAAAATTAATTTCCTTCAGACGTTTGCCAGAAGCTGTTGTGCGAGCCTTTTCCAATTCTTCCTTGGACCACCCATCCCACATGCCCTTCTTGGCAGGATCAATTTTTGCTTCATTATCCCATGCTTCGAAAAATTGACCAGACATTTCTGATTTCTTCTCTTCAATATTTATTGTGGAACGCTCAAATAATGCACTCCTGAAATTTTGTGTGGCATCCAATGGTTTATTGGCCATAGCTGCATATACGATTTCAGATGCATGATCCGAAACACTTTCATGAAAGTTTCCGGACTTCATTTCAGCATGATGTTCATCGGCCCATCCCTTGGCCGCTTCCTTGCGATGCTTGGTTGAGAACATTTCATGCCATTTGGCACCGGGATGACCATGTTGCTTGGCATAATCCTGTGCTACGCGATCAGCATGATGTCCCCACAGCTTCTTCGCCTTCTCATGATCGTAGGTGCCCTTCTTATGCTTCTTCTCAAGGTTCTTCATGACCGGAACCTTTGAATTATGATACAGCCGGGCATCGCTATCACCATGGAAATGCAGTTCGCGGGCTTCATGCGAATCCTCGTGAACGTCTTCCTTGATCTCCACAGTCATTACTTTAACCCTTCCTGTTTCCATGCACGTTCTGATGCAATACGTTTTGATGCCCTAGACCCCGGACTTGGTTCTTGTTTCTTATTAAGCTGAGAAGTATGATGGGCACCTTGATTGGTCATCTTATCCATATGTGTCTTGGCGGCCTGTTTCAACTGATGCATCGTATGACCTTCATCAAAGAGACCGGCCTTCAATTCTGCCTTCTTGGCATCGACCAGAGTATTGATGCGATTTTCCAATTGCTCCCTGAAGAAATCATATTCGATTTCATCCTGTGTCATGAGAGCATCGACAAATTCTTCACCATGAAGAATGGAATTGCGTGTGTGCTTTTGGCCGGTTTCAGTATCAAGAACATGACCCGTGCTAATATCACGAATGTTCTTGATGGCTGTAGCAAGTTTCTTACCGGCCGCAACCTTGCTGCTGTGCTTGGAGAGCACTTCGGGTTCATTATGATATCGTCCAATCACAACATGATATCGGGATTCATGAAGGTCATCACCTTCCGGATCCAACTCACTGTTGTTGATCATCTTCAGCCCCCTATCGAAATGACGGTCGGCTCTATCCACATGCTTTACGACATCGTTATCATCACCGGCATGTTGAGCCGCATGCATGGTCTTTTCATATGCCTTATGAGCATTATGAAAATGTTTCTCGGAGGGATGTCCCTTGAATGAAGTAGCCTTATCCATGGCTTCCTTCTTGCTGGAGTTGGCATAATCATAGATCTCTTTACGCATGCCCTCAGTAAGGTCGATATCTTCCTTCCGAAGGGGGGTCTGATTGCCATTCGAATCCTTGACACCGCGCTTGAGTAACTGCGATTCATAGTCGTGTTTGATGCCCTTGGAGAGGCTGGCACTGCGATTTTTGCCAGTCAGCTTATAATGCCACTTGGCCTTGCGTTCTCGCTCCAGCGCGTCATAATATTCGACTGGATGCTTATCATCAGCCATCACTGTCCCCCGTTACGTATTTGATATTTAGGTGAATTACTTCTTTGAACCGGGCGGTTTTGGCTTTGGCTTTGGCTTACCATTAGCATCCAGCTTGCCATCAGCATCAGAGGGTTGTGGGGTGACTGACATGGCATTATCCATGTTCATGGGAGAGTCACCATTCATGACAGCATTGGGATCCATCGGGTTATCAGCGGGTAGACCGGTATCAGGATCAATCTGGGCATATTGCGGATTGGCTGCTTCTTTCTTGATTTGTCGGTCGATTTGTTTCTGATCTTCCTCGGTCTGCATCAGAATCGTGGTGCGGAGATACTCATTTGAAATGTAACGACCCACCATCGGCATCATCAACTGAACCAATTGAGCACGCTGGGTCCAGATCTGGATGTTCTTGTTCTCGGCGAATAACGAATTTCGAGCCCATTTGAACTTGATCCGATGCTTGATGTCATGCCATTCATCCGGAGTCATGACTCCCTTGAGAATGACTTGGCGCTCGATAAGTTGAATGAATAGGGATGTAAATCGCATCCGAAGCCGATCCACAAAGGTGGAGAAGTTCACTTCCTCATGAGAAATTTCAGTGGCGAGTCCCCATGCGGTGGTTGAATTGCTATCGAGCCGAGATAGGGGAACATTCAGAGAAGCAAATAATTTCTTCTGGAAGTATTCCACATCGGTCATTTCACCGAGATTTTCACCACCCGGAAGAGTTTCGATCTGAGTGGATTTGCCATCGCCGCGCCGGGGAAGCCAGAAATCTTCAAGCATTGTCATGAATCTACGATCATCGCGCATGGCCCCGGTGGTGGCATCATATGTCAACTTATTCTTATACTGCACCATCATGTCGCGCAGATATTGTTCTGCCTTCGGCTTGGGGAGATCACCAACATCGATGTAGAAAATGCGCCGTTCCGGGGCACGAACCAGCCGATAAATGACCGCAGCATCCTCCAGACACCGAAGCTGATTCAGGGGCTTGATAGCGGCATGGAGATATGAATGAACCATCTTGCGACGTTCATCGGTGAGACCCGAGGTACATTGAACAATCGAATCCTTGGCAATTTTGATGCCTTTGGTTTCGGTTGGAACACCGCTGCGTACCGCTGTATGGCCAAATCCACGATCATTATAGATGTAGAATTCATTGACGGTTTCGGTTTTGATGATGTGGTTTTTGGGATCAGTAACCTTCTTGACTTCGCGAATCTTACGAAGCTTGATCGGATCAATCCATCGCAGTTCCTGAATGCCTGCCTTGATATCCTCTGGATCAATAATCAGGTGATAGGATAGACGGCCCTCGATATACCATGTCTTGAAGATTTCATAGGCATGGGTTTTGAATTCCAGCAGACGTTGAATATCATCGAAAATATCAATCAGCGTATCCGTGATGGTTTCCGGAATATCATCATCTTCATTTTCATCGAAATTCAGAGCAACAATGTCCTGATCATCTTCTTGAACGATGGCTTCATTGGTGATGTGATTGATGGCCTGAGTAACTTCTGCCTGTTGTTCCATCTTACGGTAACGAATGACCAATTCAGCCTCATTCGTTACTTGTCCATCAAGATCAATATATTGACCGGTCGCACCGCCAACCACGGCTTGAATGACGGTGGCACCATCATCTCGAATGGGTTCTACAAAGGTCGGAAGTTCTGCGATTTTGTCATCAAGTGGACGACGAATTTCAAAGCCGAATATACGCATTATGTAATTTGTTCCTCAAAGTAGAATCCGACTTCGCGTCCTATTTCCATCAGAGGTTGTAAAAAGTATGCGTCTCAACCGATCCCATCATCACCAGACACGCCACTGAAATCATCAGCAGTGGTCTGATATGACGGGTCTGGGATCCAATAGTCATATGCGAATGTTACGTCAAATTGTTCGATTGTATTGGTCTGATCCCAATCAAGGCCGATGGCATCGACGTTGGTGGGAAAAATACCGATGAAATCATAGGCTCGAATGACGTTTCCAGTTTTGCCATATTGCAAAACCTTGGCGGTCGATTTGTAGACCAGCGGAAACATGGATGGGTCCATGGTATTGGAGACCATCATGTTGATCCGATTGGACCATGACTCCATCATCACGCGGATGTCGAAGGATTCATCATTCAGGATGGAGACAGTCCAGTCCGGGAAATCACGATCCCCGGCAATCTTGATCTTGCGGCCGAAATATGGGACCGGAATAGAGTCAAGCGGTGCAGGTGGAATCTGTGTGGCCCGACACAGGAACTGGAGATTCTTCGAAGCGTTCGATCCAAAGGGCGGGAAGATGTACACCTCAAATTGAGTTGGGCGAGCACCACCTTGTGCTAGGCCGTTGGCTCTGAACGTGCTGACATTAAACGCCAAGTTGCATCCCCCCTTATTACAACCTTAAGGTTGTATTTTGTTTTTGTTAGATTCTTTTTTATTTATGACAAAATGACTTGACAGAATTGCTGTATCATGAAATATTTAGGCAACGCTTTTTCCAGCAGAGGGTAGATTCCAATGCTATTTGATCCCAAATGGTCGCCATCAAAAGTCGAGTTACAGGATTGGCAAAAAATCCTGTTGATAGCCGCAGATATTCTGGAACGGGAGGGATGGATTCAACACAAGGCCATCAGCAATCATGGCCACTGCATGGCAGCCGCTCTGTGGAAAGCGGGCTCTGGAGGGGACACCACCAAGCATGCTCTTTCACCTAAAGAGGAGGAGGTATATATGATGGCCAGAGAAAAACTCTTGGCAACTATTGGTGGGAGCATCATCATTTGGAATGATCATTCTGGTCGAACCAAAAAACAGGTTGTTGCCAAATTAAAGGAAGCTGCTCGTGCTCTATGATCCAAAATGGAATCCGGTTGAAGTCAAACTTGAACCGTGGCAGAAAATCCTGCTCAAGGCTGCTGATCTGCTTGAACGACAGGGATGCGATGTTGACGAATACCTTCGGTTCCTCGGGCGAGTTGTCGTCGTAGTCCGCGACGACGGGGCGAAGCAATCGATGCGCTTCGGCGATGACCGAGCCGTTCTTCCACAAATAGCTGCGCTGCTTGC